CAACTCTCTTTCTTAAATCTGGTTTCTGTTCTAGTCTTGCTAAAAACTTTTCTGTTGGGCCATAAGCAATCGGAACTCTTACAGTTGAAAATGCTGCACCTGCAGCAGTCTGATGTTTGATGTCAATTGTATTGAAAAGAGTACCAAAGGCTATAATAGTCCTTCTGATAATTTCATGGTAATAATAGGTTCCTAACATAACTTAAACAGGACTTATCCAAACTATTTAGAAATCACCAAACGGATTGTCTTCAGTAAAGTCAATAATTGAGTCTGCTTCGGACTCAACCAGTATATTTTCATTGTATGTATCATACTCATCTTGATCGGATGTATCTCTCACAACATACTCAGAATCTGAACCCAATAAGGTAGTTCCAATACCAACAACTGATTCACCAACTGCAAATCCACTTCCAGCAACATTTGTGACTTTGAGTATTCTATCATCACTATCCCAATCAGCAACAAATGCTGTTGTTCCTGTTGATACTCCTCTAACAATTTCTTTAAACACATAATTTCCAGTTGCTAATCCAGCTCTTGCTGGTGGGTCAATTGTTAAAGTTGGAGTTGCAGTATACCCAACACCAGCAAATGTATATCTAATTGAAGCGACTTGACCAAGAGTATTAACAATCGCAACTGCCTGTGCAGTTGATCCAATACCAATATTCGTATCTAATCCAACAGGATTTATTGTAACGTTCGGAACAATAGCATAACTCGCACCAGGATTGGTAATGGTTGGTGTTGAGAGTGTTCCCTCTGCTATGATTGCAGTTGCAGCAGCACCAGTTCCAAATACATTTTGACTTCGAATCGTTACTGTTGGAGTAATTGTATATCCAAAACCAGGATTAGTTATTTCAATGTGGTCTATTGATTGGCCAGTTTGCCCACTTCGACTTGTCATAATCGCAACAGCAGTTGCGTTGAATCCTGCACTTGGTGCTGAAGATATACCGATTAGTGGTGGAAGTGTATATCCAGTTCCATCATTAATTAAGTCAATTTTAGTAACTGCCTTACCAACATTAATATTACCTGCATTTTTAGATAATTGAACTGTTGCAGTTGCAGTAGAAGCAGCAATACTCACCATACTTAATCTTGTAGTAAATCCAAATTCAACAGCTGCCTTATCTACTTCTTCAATTCCAACATCAATATTTTCATCAAGAGCATAATCCATTACCTCACAACTGAGAGTATAAACATAAAGATTGTTTAACTGATAAAATGGTTTTTTACCCTCCACATATTTGATTTCAAACATTGTATTATCGAGAGGGAAATAAATTAAATCTCCTTCCTCTGGTCTTGATGCTAATTCTATATTACTATCTGCGTTTAAAAATGGGCTAATAAAATCTTCATACCTTTCTTTTGATACTACAAACGTGACTGCATCCGTAGTTTGCACTCCAAATTTTTGTAAAATATCTCCGTTTCCTTCAAATCCCTGATAATTTAATAGATATGCTTCCATACGATAAGCATCATCAAATGTAGAGGCTACAACCTCTTTCATAATTGTTTTTTTGTTTATAATTTTACGAGGAAGATAAACTATGTCTTGCCCATAAATTTTTAACTGTTCATTAATAAGATCTTGAACTAATCTCTGTTCACTTGAAGACCCTTGTAAAAAATACGGAGAAAGTGGCATGGCATCATCCTATAAAATCAAGTGGTGGTAATTCGTATTCCGTCTTGAGTGTGTTTTCTAATTCTTCTAGTTCTCGAATTGCGTCTTCATATATCTGCCTTCCATTTAACTGAACTCCACCAGGTAACATTACTCCTTGGAATTTAATTAAGTTCATTCCCCATTGCTTCTTAATTAGTGATGTTGCATATTTTTTCAACCAAAAATCATTATAAACTTTACTTGCATCTGATGGATCTAAAAGACGATAACCATCAATAATGATAAATTTATCATCAGACATTTGTTCAAAATCTATATCTAAATATAATCTTCCTCTTTTTTTATTAAATCTTATTTGGGTATCTGGTGTGATAATTCGACTTAAATCTTCAAGATAAGTCTTTGTCATCGTATAGTTTAATAAATCAAGTGCACCATAATAGTAAAGATCATTTAAAAATATTTGATATTTAAGATTAAACAAGCCACTGGATATTGTACTATTATCCATCTTCAAAACTCTTTCTACACCTATTACATGATCTGGTAATTGTATGAAGTTTTGATCTTCTTCAAAAGTACTTGTAGTTATACCAACTGTAGAAGTTGCAGTGGTAGTAGTAATTCCAGTTCTTAATGTTTCTCTATTTTCTTTTGTAATTTTATGTTTTAGAAGCATTCTCTCAACACCGTCAAAATGACGTTCTTGAAAATACTGAAGTGCATCATCTATTAAGTCTTCAATTTGATCTTCATCCACATTAACTTCCAGCACAGGATAACCTAGTCTTCTTAGGCAGTAATCAATTAGTTCCTGTCTAGTGGATGGCTTACTCATTTTTTAATTCCCCTTTTAGGACTTTGTAATTCATCAAATTTTTGCTTTAAATCCATGTAATCTTTTGTCATGGATTCCATTTTTGCCTCTAATAATATATTTTGATTAACTAATGTTGATAATTTCTTATGGTAATGATTAATCAAAATATTCACATCAACTTCACTGTTCATAGTATCAGAATTGACCTCCATCAATCGTTGTTGTCCACTTCGGTATGCCACTGGCATCCGTTGTGAGTATAAAGTTTGAGGTAGTTATACCAGCAGTAGTACCAGCTGCACCAACCATCTTACCAGTAGTATCGAAATAAATGATTCCGTTACCAGCTGTTGAATAATCTCCACTTTGAAAATATATTCCTTTTATATCTAGGAAACCTTTTGTACCACTAATAACATTACCAGTATTTGTAGCATCAGGAATGTATGTAAATGATCTTTCGGGTGCATTACTATTTTCACCTGTGCTGTCATTAAATCCGAAGAATCCAGTCTTGTTGTTACCCACTCCAGTGCTTGTATTATAATTAAAAGTGATACCACGATCAGTGTTAGTATCAAATCCGTGAGTAATTGTTAATTGAGTTGTTGTTGATATTCCAGCTGTGGTTTGACCATCGATGAATACGGTTGAAATGCCCGCAGACTCAACAAATGAATGAATCGTTGTTGTACCAGCACCTGGTAAAGAAGCACTACCACTTATAGTATCACCAGTATTAATACCTGCAATTGAGTCAAGTTGAATTGCAGAGGTTCCAGATCCAACTATTGCTAAAACAGTTCTCTTACTTGTTACATCACCAATATTCATTATTGGATCATTTAATGATGTATTTGTAGAGTTAACAGTGGTTGTAGTTCCATCAACCTGTAAACTACCTTTGATGATGACCATACCATCACTGTCCAAACCATCTGGGTATGGGTCGATGAATAAAGTATTTCCACCACCAGGCCTGCTTCTAATTACATTAGATGAAATTCCAATATTATCAACAACTAAACCATCACCGACACCAGGATTAACTATCTCAAGAGTAACTCCATTATATACCCAAGGTGCACCAGTAACTTGAATTTTATCTGTTCCATCTTCATCATATTCGATACTTGAATCTGAGTTTTGACCAAATGATAACTTGGTATCATCATTAATGATTACTTGTCCAGTGCCATTAGTTACAAATTTTATATGTCCGTTACTATCATTTGAGTATATTGTACTACCATCAAATGTAAGATTGTCTACAGTCCAACTATCTACTGTTGGTAAAGCTTGTGCTGCATATGCTGGCCCAAATCCTGAAGAACCTCCACCTGGATGTCTAGCAGCCACATCTGAATTTAAAATTGGTATAAAACCGTTTGCTGCTGAAGCACCGTGAATATTTCCTTTTCCCTTAACCTCACCTGGCCCATTACCCATCATATCAGTGTAATATTTACCACCAATGACTATTGGATTTGGATCTGGATTTGTATTATCTCCGACGAACAGTCTTCCACCTAATGTCCCTTGATTTCCATTCGCAATCGTAACAGCGAGTTCACCATAGTTTATGGTTGACGGAGCAGAGGTGCCAGTCGATCTTTTTACTCGTATTATGCTGGCCATTTAAAAACTTCCCCCATTAATGTTTAAATTTTGTGTTGCTCCTGGTGTCAATTCTAAAGTTGCTTCAAATTTACTTGTCGATGCGTTAAAAACTAAAACCATTCCATCTGATAGACCACCAGATATATCTACGTCTGATAATCCACCTAAAGTTCCTCCACTACCAGATAGAGAGGATATAACTTTATTCGCATTTCTTGAACCGACTCTGACTTTTATTTCAGACATTTTAATTAACCTGTAGTAACTCCAGCAGTAACAATCGCACTTCCACTAACTATTCTTGTTTTTAAAGAACCATCATTTAATAACACATCATAACTATATCTACCTGCCTTTAAAGCAGATGTGACAGAAGACCCTAATGCAATTTTTAATTGTCCTTGAGCACGGTTCGGAAATGAGACCGTGAATGCTGCCTTATCAGTTAATGAGGCAGGATGTTTCTTCAATTTTGATGTAGCTGTATATCCAGATAAATCTAGAGGTGCATTTGATGCATTTTCTAAATTAAAAATCTGGTTAAAGTCAGCACCAGCATCAATTACTATGTTACTAATATATGCTGCCATTATTTAACTAATTAGAATCTATCTTGGAATATTTATAAATCATTTATCCATAATATTTCGAAGAAGAGTTTTTATCTCATCCATATCCTGTTTTAAAGAATCCAAATCACTACGCATATTGTCTAATTTCTTTTTTTCTGCGTATTTTTTCTCAGATAATTTTATGAACTTATCAAATTCACTCTGATTTCTGCTGATAATTGCATTTGAATCGATATCCCTTACAAGAGAGACATCTGATTTAACTTTTATGTGTTTATTCATTAATCGTCAATTTGGAATGATCTAAGTGCAATTGCTCTGAAGTTCTTAAGTCTAGGTGGTTTTGCCTGACTAGTAGATGTCATTACAACTTTAATCATAAATCCAGTGAACTGTGCAGTATTTTCAACAGTAAACTTATATTCACTAAAAGCATTTCTAATAGCATTTGGATTTACAGTCTTGTCAGGTAATCCATTTCCATTGAATGGAATATAATTTTGATTCATGTCATCTCCATCACCTCTGAATAATTTGTAGAATACTCTAAACTCACCTTCAGGTTCTCTATGTCCATCAAACTGAACAAAGATAGAGTTAGAAACAAATTCTAAATTAATTTTTCTAGTTTCATATATGGCAGTATTTGGATCAAAACCAGATATTTTTGGTCTATTATCAGTTTCAAAGTTAGACACTTTATCATCAACTAAATTACTAATTCCAACTACATTTAAAGTGTCTAAATCAACAACTGGGGATACATCTTCTTTTGTTGTTGAAAGAGTCAATTCAAGACCAAATGATTTTTCATTACCTAACAAATCAAATTCATTTATCTCTGATGCAATTATTCTAGGACTATCAAGATAATTTAATTGATTTAAAGCCACAGGTTCATAACCCTTGTCTACGAATGATGCCTCATTACCACTTAAACTTGTTCCAGATGTTGTTTTAATTCTTCCTGTTATATTAGTTCCAGTAGGTGTGATTGATGTGATTCTTGGGTCAATAATTTCAAAAGGAACATTTTGTGACACATGAAGTACACTTCCTCCTCCAGTTTTAGTTTTTTGGAATGTTTTACCATCAGTGGCAATTTTTAAATGGTAACTATCAAAAGTTTTTTCTCTAGAATCTATATTATGATCTGTATTAATTTTTCTTAGAGATAAACCATTAAACTCATACTTATGAGCTAAAGATGATGAACTATGATTGGATTTGAAACTTGAATCAACAGATCTTGTTGAAATTGTTATTTGATTATTTGCAATGGCATTATATGCAATAATTTCTCTATCAATTAACAAGTATCCAGTATGTCCAGCTCCAACTGCAGTTCCTTCAAAAGTTGTAAAATCAGTGTCACTTGTAAGATCAATTGTTGTACTGTCATCATCAATACTTGAAGTTATTAGAGTTGGTTTTACATCTGGATGGAAATTAGAAACTCTTACTCTATTTGTATTTGAATGCATTCCATGATTTCTATGATCAAATTTAAGAGTATAACCATCTCTTATTGGATCAGAACTAATTCCAGTTACATCAGCAGCATTAATAACAAAATTCACTCCATTTGTTTCAATATATGTTATAGGTTGACTATCTACAAATGTGTCTTCAACCTCATCTATAATTAGTTGATTTGTATTTGTAATGTTCTTAACAACTGCTCTTACTCCAGAACCGTTGAATCCAACAGAGTTCATAAGTAACAAATCACCTACTTGATATCCAGTACCACCATTAGTTATATTAACATTACCAGAAGTTACAGCACCACCATTAACAGTAACAGCTGCCACTGCTCCAGATCCAGATCCAGTTAAAGTAGTAAATCCAATTCCAGAATATGTAAAACTACCACTTGTTGGTGTGAGTCCAATTCCAGTGTTGGCAGCTACCTCAATTTTTGAAGTTCCTGAAGTTATTTTTCCACCAGATGAAAATACTCTACCAGTATTTGTTCCTTGTGTAACTTCAGCTCCAGAAGTAAATGATATTGTAGTTTCTCCTATTCCAATGGTTAGTCTCTTTGAAAAAGCAGTAACTGGATTAGTTTTTCTAATTCTTTGTAATTGCAATTCACTATTACGAAGTAGTACACTGGATGGTGTATTAGTTACAAATTGTGCCTTATTGAGTTTAAATTTAAGATCTTCTAATTGACTTGGTGTCCAAGTAGAACTGTTCTGTGATTTAAATAATGATCCAAGATATGGTTGTCTATTACTTACAGATTGTAGAATTAAATCCTCTTCACCCATTCTAGTAATATATGTAAGATATTTTTCAGTTGGTGCAACTAAAACTAACGCATATTCATATCCACTTTGTAGATAAACTGGCGTATTAAATCTAAAATTAGTGGCCACTGTTGGATCATCAGAAGCATTTACTTGTGCTGGATCAATTTGCACCTCACCAAATGGTAGAATGGTAGTTGTTGGTGAACCATCTCTCATTGTTCTTAATTGAACAGTGACAGGAACTTCATTATCTTTGGTTTTAAAGAACAACTCACCACCTGTTATAAAGACACCATCTTGATATTGGTCTCTTTCAACTAAGAATGATTGTGCAAGTGGATCATAGTAATCTATTCTTTCCGATGTTTGAACATTCACAGGATCTTGAACCACATCCTCTGTAAATATTCTTGTAACTGGTTGATCTGAACCGATTTGTAATGTTTCAATTTGAGGAGTTCGAATATTAAGAGTTTGTTCTTGTGTATTTGTTTGATAACCAGTTGCAAGATACTCTGTTTCCGCAGAACTTTCACCAGGATCTAATATGCTTGCATTAGTTGGACTTGTAGTAATTCTAATTGTATTGTTTCCAGTAGTAAATAAAGGACTACTTTCTACAGTTGGGTCAGGTATATGTAATGAGAATATTAAATCTCCTTTTTCATCACTTACTAAACTTAAATCACTAACAGTTGCCTCTGCATCACCATTAGCATTAACTAAGTTCATTCCCTTATTAACATATCCAATATGATCTGGTTCAGTAAAGAATGCTAATCCACCAGTGTCAATATTTAATATTGTGCTTGTACTAGAGTACGTGTCAGGTAAAGATGATGAATCATATGGGTTTGTTGTATATGTTTCTGTGGGTGCATTAAATGGGCCTATCTTATGATTTGAACTAGTGAGTCTAAAATGGATACTTGGTCTGCCAGCTGTTCCTGGTGGATTTTCCACGCTATACATTAAATCACCAGTAGAGAATGATCCTCTTGTCATAACAACTGGAAGAAGTTTAGGGACAGCATATGCTGTCATATCTACATTCTCCATGAATACATAATATCTTGTATTTGGTTTTAACCTCTTTCCCACAACTTCAACGTTCCTAGATCTAACATTATATAAAATGTCTATTCCAAGAACTTTATTACCCAAATCAATCACTTGATCATTTGGTGTCAATTGAAGACCAAATTCTCTTTCAATTCCACTTTCTGAGAAAGTTTGTGTAATTGTATTTTGAATTGTTTGATTTGTTACTTCTAATACTTCGGTTCCATGACCAGCTGCTTGATGAATTTGTTCAGTTGAGGATGATAAAACTTCAACATCAGTAATTTCTTCTCCAAGGAAGGTTGCACTGTCTCTACCATTCCAAGTAATTTCATGAGAGTTCCAGAAACTAGATGCCATTCCACCATTCTCACGATCTTCAACATCTAATAGTTCTGCAAGTGCATTATATGCGGTGTCGATGTTAAAGACTGCTGGAGCTCCAAGAGGAACTTCCTCAACCCAAAAATCTGATTCTGGATTTAGTTGTATTGTTCCTGCAAATAATGCTATATGGAAAGGATTTAAGTTTTCCGTTCTTGTTGCAAATGGTTGAGTTAAAAATTCTACATCTGTATGATTAAGAATTAAAGCGGGGCCATTTCTTGTAATATTTCCATCAACAAAATCTTCACTCCATCTATAATCTGTATTAACTGGATTTCCAAGTGTGCTAACTGTTTCATGTATTAGGGGAACATTTCTTTCTGTTGATCTTGGTCTACATTCACCTCTAACAAGATCGATATCAAATTTAGATTCTCCTTTTAAATTATGAATTGTGTGATCAGTAAAGTTATCAACAAAAAAACCAGATTTGAACTTATCTAGTCCAGTATTTGGATCTTTAATTGATAAGTTTTTAGTGTCTGTTTCTAACAACGATAAAGTTGTATAATTTTCTAAATTTTTAATTCTATGCTCAAGACTACCGATATCTTTCATCGTATATCTCTTATGTCTTACTGTTTTTACAGTAACTTCTTGATTCGCATTGCGAACATAAGGAGGATATGAAATCGAAGCAACCTCAAAAGCCTCTTCATTTGGTAGGGGTAATTTGGGAAGTCTTGATGGAGTTCCTTCTTTTACTGTAAAGAAACCATCCTTTGTTAGATATAATCTATCAACTCTACCTTGATAATAAGAATAATCAACTACAAGAGTTTCATTAGATGCCACTACTTCAGACTGTGTTGAAGAAAAAGATCTAGATCCAAATGAAAACGGTGATTTATTATTTGCAGTAAATGGTGTAACTCTAGGTCTAAAATCAATAAAATCGGAGGCGAATCTATCAAAAACTAATGGTATATCTTTACTATAACTTAATGTGTTATAACTATTAACTGTTTCAATAGTTCCTGCAGTTTCGTTATTAAGTAAGTAGTCAAAAATAATTCTCAATTTGCGAGTTGGTTTTTCTGCATCTGACTTTCTTACAATTCGAGAAAAATCTGCAAATTCTAATCTTTGACCGTCATCTAAAGTATAATTGTTAAGCAAATTTCGATCACCAGGCAGAACACTTGTTAATGATGCGAATATTCCAGATGTTTTAAGTGATATATTCTCTCCTACCTCAAAAGTATTTTGATTCTCGTAGACAAACGAAATCGAAGTTCCAGACACAACAGAAACAACACGAGCTACAGCACCTGAAGTACCACCAATAAATTGCTCTCCCACGGTAACATTTCCAGTAAATGTTGCTGTTGCATCAGTTGCAATTAGAGTTGGTAAATCTGGATTGTTTGTATCATTTGATTCAAATATTGCTAATACACGAGAAACCTCTGGAACATTTAATGATATTTCCTCATCTTGAACTCTTGTTCCATAATATTGACTATATGTTAAACCATCATTAAGAGAAGTAGTTCCAATACCAGATCCAGTTGATTCTGATTTTGTTATCACTAAATCACTACATCTTACAATTGATTTTTCTTTTGATGATAAACTGCTTCTTCTAATAGTTGCTGTTAGTGTTGCATCACCAGTTTCTTTCGATAATCCACTTATGGTAACAGTTTTAAGATTTGTAGATACGTTTACCATTGGACTATCTAGTTTTTGCATAAATGCATCACCTGTACCTGCATCAACCTCTAAAGCATAATTTGTTTGGGTGAATGGTTCAAAGAATAGATCATCTGTGTTAAGATCAGTAAGATCAGTAATATTAAAGACAGCCTGAAAGTTTGTAAAACTACCATTAGTTATCTGCTTTCTTACAATATATGAACTATCTAATACATTCATTGATGAAACAAAATCATCTGCCAATTTAACTCTAAAACCAGGATCGTCAGATACAGTTAATGTTGGAATTTTAACTGTTACATGATTAGGTGTTATGTTACCAATAACACCATCACATACACCAGGAACAGTAGCAACTGCTTCCATTTGAAAATTAGTTCCACCAACACCAATAGAACTTACTCGGTTAAAAGTAATATCTGTTCTATTAACATTGCCAGCAAAACCAATAATATCATTTTCTTTAACTAAAGATCTGTAATCCTTAACAGATGGATTTTTAAGCAATCCAGAAACAATACTAATTTCCTCCCCAGCTCTGAATATTTCTTTATCACGATCTAATACTAAGTCTGCAGAAAAACTAGTTGTACCTGCACTGACTCCAGCAGTGCTATGAACTGCTTTTATATCTTCAAAACTATTATCTACAATCGTTGTAATATTATTACCTATTTCAAGACCGTTAACTATCAATGGTTCGTTTATCTGAAACTCTCCAATAACATCACGAAGTGTGATTGAAGTTCCACTAACTGCTGTAACTACATATCCAACAGCTCCGCTAAATTTTCCTTTTACATGAGAATCTACACCAGTAGTAATTGTATTTGCTACAGTAAGAACTGTATACAATTGCATATCATAAAATCTTAAATCAAAAGTTGTGACTGCAATTCCTGCCGAAGTTCTCTGCATAAAATCATAGGGTCTTACATCACCTATGACTGCTGCACCAGTATCACGTTGCCTAGTATCAAGTAATCTTCTATTCAATAATTTTAATGATGATGCATTAAATCCAATAGCTGGAGAACCAAGAACATTTGTTATGTTCATTGACTTTCCAATTCTTATTGGAATACTTATATTTTCCTCTAATTTAGTTGTTCTTGGTTTAAGGACATCAATGGACGTTGATCCAACTTTATCGATCTCATAACCCCTTACATACGCCTTTCCTGAAGAAACCTGAAGACTAATGATATCATCTGAAGGAGTATTTCCATTTTGAGTCTGTTGAGTGTCAAAATATATTCCTCTATTACCAATTCTATCATTTAAAGACTCTTTAACATCTATAGAAAATGGTTTCACATAATAATCACCAGATTCGTCATATGTCCTTCTTGCTAATTCTTTCGCAAAGATATTATACTCAGTCGCAGTTACCATCTCTTTGACAGAACCATTAACGACTCTCATTAACTCAACAAAATCTTTATCATTAATATCAGTTAAAGATTTTTTATGAAGAGATACAGAAATTTTCAACCTATCTGCACCAGGTGCAGCTTCATTTGAAAAACCTAGAGCATTATCATATAAATCAGAATTGGTTGAAGATGCTGATGTTTTTTCTTCTTTTATTAAAAATCCAACTCTATAACTTGGAGAATTTGAATATTGATCTAAAATTACTGTGGATGCTATTGTTTTTACAAAAAATCCACGAACAAAATATACACCTTCATTTATAGAAAATGAAGATCCTGTGGAAGTTGAATTTGCAACAATACATCTTGCAAATTGACTATTTGCTGCAATACTTGTGTTTTCAAATGCAATTCCTGAAAGAGTTATTAAATTTTCACCATCCTGAAATGTCCTTGTAGTCCCGTCTGATCCAGATTTAGAATACTTTAAGTATAAAGTGTCAAATCCATCAATTGATTCGGGTGCAGTCAATCTATTGACCACTGTGGCTTCAACACCAGATGTTTCTCCTTGTATTTTTATATTGTTATCTACTAAAAATTTTGTGTAACTATTAACTGGTATATTTAAAAAATTGGGATCTATTTTTACCGCAAAATAGTTGGGATCATAGAAAGTTCCACCAGGTATGACCATTGAACCTTCTTTGAAAAAGTGTCTTCCAAACTTCTCAACTTGATTTTGTAATATTGACTGTAGTGTTGTTAACTCTCTTGCTTGAACTGGAAAACCAGGTTTAAACAATACTTTATGATAATTTTTATTTTCATTAAAATCATCAAAATATGGAGAAACGTTTAGATTAGTATTTTGTGGCATCTGATTAGAACTCGATTACGATTTTTACTTCTTCCTTTTGCGAAGCTGTCCTTGTGACTGGTGCTCTGTTATCAATATATATTATCTCACCAGAGAATTTTTTAATTTCTGGATTTGCAACTCCGTTAACAAATGCATGACCTAAAGATTCACTTCTTTGACCAATAGTAATTGATTCAGCACTAAATGTTGTATCAACCTCTAAATTATCAACAGTTTGACCAGGAATAATATGAGTTGCACCAGTAACCGCAGTTGCCACTCCTACAAAATTACGAAGTTCATAACCATAAACAGATTGAGTTGAAAAACCAACTGGTTGATAATATCTTAAGACTCCAGTATTAGAATCCCATGAAGCAACATATCCAATCGCAGTTCCAATACCAATGGTAGCATCATTTGAGTATTGGGTTATCTTTGTGTTTTTTGGGTAAACAACATTAGATAAAACTGTGCTAGATCCACTAGGAATTTTTAATTTTAGTGCACCTAAAGAAGTTGCAGTCCTCTTATTTAGAACAGAGGTTCCACCAAATTCTAGGGGATCTCTAATTATTCCAACACGAGAAAAATCATTTCCAACAATGTAGTCTGCTTTATCATTGATATTATTATCAAATTTAGAGTAAACCATAACTCTAAATCCACCTAATTCACGATATATATCAGCACCATGTCCACCTTTTGGTGGTATTATCACTTCAAACTGAGGTTCATCAGATCCCTGACCAACAGTTAATGTTTTTCCATCTACGGGCGAACCTTCAGCAAATCTAACTGCTGCATACGTATATGCTGTGGAATTAGTATCTGCTAATTTTATTCTTGTTACTACACCTTCATTTACAGTAACTATAGCCTTACCATCTGATCCGTCTCCAATTATAGGAACGGTTACAGTTTGTTCTCCTGTAGTTACACCATTAATTGTAGCTGTTCCTGCTCGTTTAATTATTATTGATTCCAATTTACCATCTACTGCTGCATCTTTTATATTTGCATTTGTTGTATCTCCCCATTTTTGTGGAAGTGGTATATATGAAGATGTTACAAATTTAACAATATCAGAAGGAGAAATAGTATAAAGATATTTCCATTGGTAATCATCTGTATTTCCAGTTGTGTCCTGTTCGGGAACTGTTGTAGATGTATGAGTTGGTTCGACTTTAGAAGTGGTTCCATTTGGAGTAGTTGGAGATGAACCGTTATTAATGCATAGATAAACTTTAAACTCAGAAGTTACAACATAATAATTTGAACCATATAAACTAGAAGAACTAGTTTGAGATGTTCGATTAGTGGCACTATAGTTATTTCTATACATTTCATAAATTGTTCCACTTTGCCAATTAATACGAGGTATGACTCTTCGAACATCACTAGAAGTGATTTTTTTCAAAAATAACATACTATCGTGATATCTATTCTCTTGGTCAAAGTTGTCTATTGGGTTAGGTGCTTCTGTTCCCCAACTCGCATCTCCATATCCAATCGCATCCGTAAGATTAGTTGGATCTGGATGTCCTAAAAAAGTAAAATAGTTATTATTTCCAGTTGTGCCAATACCCACAAAACTGTCTACAAAAGTTTCGGCATTCAATATACGGTACTGGTCAGTGATTATTGCGGGCATTGATACTTACATTTTTTGATTATTTATACCTGTTATGTATAACTTGTTTTTATAGGTGCAGACCTTATCACCTGAGCTGATGTTTCTATACCTGAAACTCCATTTTGATTAAAGAAATCAAAAGATTTGGAATTCAATCCTCTGGATACATTTACTGCACCCCAACTATATTTACCACCTCTAGCATAAGTTGTGAGTCCAACTGTATTAATTCCAGAAATTGATTGTACGTTTGAGAATACTCTTACAATAGATTGTCCAATTCCAACTATATGTTCAGCAAAATAAACATTATCTAAGAAATTAGTTCCAACACCAATAATTTCTGGGCCTGAAAGTGTGGTTTTGATTCCAGTGACTCCACTAGTGCTACTTCCGATAGATGTGTTTTGAATTACAAAGTAGTCACCTGTCTCAATTCCAGTTTTTTGTCTCTCTTTAGATGTTGGAGATAAGAAATTAGCAGGAAAAATTGTAGAATCGGGTTTAAGATCAAAGAATAAAGCAGGCCCAGTGGTATTAATACCAGTTGTTTGAGTTCCTATTCCAATAATATCACCATAGTCACCATTATAAGTTACATTATTAATTGACTCGACTTTTGGTGTTGCCGACTCAATACCAACTATGGATATATTATTTAAGTTACCCTCGATTCCATCAACAACTGTAAAAGACCAAGAGTCTTTAATGTATATTCTGGTATCCGTAGGTAAAACAGATTTTATAATTCCAGAAGTTGGTAATATTTTTGGTTCTAAGTAATTTCTTTCTTTTGATATTCTTAATCCATCTATAGTTAAGTCTTGAGTTTGTTTTCTCCAAACTGTTGGTCTTAAAAAAGTTGTATCAGTTGATATACCAACTCCAGAATAAGTTTGTGTCTCTACAGTGTCAGCAGCAATTAATGCATAGATGACTCTATTATCTTGCTCTGAAACACCAAGATATTTTTGTAATCTTAACTCATCACCAGGTTTTATAGTTTCATCAACATCAATTTCATCAAAATCAGATGTTGATCCAGCATAAAAATACATTCTAAATTTACTGCCAGCTTTTGGTGCCTCATTAAATGTTATCCTTGTTCCACCATTAAATGTGTAATCTTTACCTGGAGTTTGTAATACATCATTTATGAATATTAAGAGATTATTTTGAAGTATAATTCCTGATCCTTTCTGAGCAACTATACTATAATACTCTTTTGATGTGGTTGTTCTTGTTATTAAGAATGATTTTCTAAATCCATTAAATTGAATACTAAAATCATCTAATTCTAATAATTGACCAAAACACCATCCTGCAAATTTATCTTGATATTTGTTTTTAACTGTTATATTAAAAGCACTAGTTCCTATACCAACTTGGAAAGGTATTGTGGATAATTCTAAGTTATCTCCGATTTCATAACCTATGCCACGATTTGCCATATCAAATGATATAATACTACCACCAGTTCCAACAACAACATCGATAGATGCACCAGACCCACTTCCACCAGTTAGAGGGATATTTTTGTAAGGACTAGGTGGTGCAACAGTTATAAAGTTTAATCCAGTAGATATTCCTGTATTAGTATATCCAGCACCTGCATTGTTGATTGTAATTGAAGTAACAACACCAGCAGTGACAAAAGCTGTAAATGCAGCACCAACTCCAATAGTTGAACCAATTGACACTAAAGGATTAGATAGATAACCAGCACCTCCAGTTTCAATTCCAACTGATTGTATTGTTCCAGCAGCAGAAACTACAGCACTGAATATTGCTTTTCTTGGGAACTGGTATCCACTCCCTATTCCAACATCAAATTCATTAATTATACCACCTCTTGGTAAATCCTTGTTGGCAGTAGTTCCTGTAAAATCAATTGTTTGTCCTGTACCAACTAAAGTATAATCAGTTAAACTTGAATCACCAACGATTCCAAGATAAGGTTTTTGGAAAATATTATTAATTAAAATTGCACCAAAACTACTGTTTATTCCTGTTGATTGAACTCCATTTGATGTTAAATTAAACTTATCAGTTGAACCATCAAATCTATCAGATATATCGTCTAATATTTTGTTTGTATTGTAATTTAATCTATAATATGCTCTACCCGTAAATGTTGAAAATGTTGATATTCCTCCAGTTGGCCCATATGGTGCCTCTGAAAAATATAATCTCCCTTCATTAATTCTATAATCACCTTTCAAAACAGTTACTGCAGCACCAACTGTATGAGCAGCTGCTACTGTTCCCATTTGACCTCTATCAACACTTAAAGAATTAGTTGAACCCACTCCAACTAAATTGACTTTAAATATTTCATCTTCAATTCTAAGTAAAGACTTACCTGCTATTTCAGAAACATCATTTAAGAAAATAGAAGTACTTCCTACACCAACAGTGCTTGCTAATCCAACAGAAATAGCAGTTGTTATTCCTAATGGACTTTGAATTATATTATCAATAGTAATTAAACTTCTAATTGTAGCATTTTCAGATGGAACTGATAAAGTATGAGTATTTCCAATTCCAGTAACGTTTATGAATGTTACTCCTACACCTGCATTTGCAAAAGTTTCTGCAACTGCAACTTTAATTGAATCAACATCCTCTTTGATAGCAAAAACAGTTGATGGCAATAAAGTAGTAACTCCGATACCTGGAACATCTGTGGACTCAATGACAATCGCAGATTGACCAACTTGTGGTTTATAAATCAATTCTTCTCCAGTGTTAAATTCATGTTTTGTTATTGTAAGTAAATTAGTGGACGTATTGATTCCAGTGGCTGGATCAAAGACTTTATGGAATAGAGATTCACTATCAGTGAATATATCAAAACTTGTTGTTCCAATTACACCTCCACCAGTAGAAGTCACAATTCCAGTAAATTGAGAACTAATATCATCTATTAATAATGCTTTATTTGTTATTGACTCGTTATAATCAGTTATTATTTTGGAATCAAATGAAACTAATTTTGACAAACTAGAATCAGTTGTATTTTCACTTACTAAATCATAATAAAATTTGTCATGAACAGAAGCTTCCTGATCAATCTCAACATCCAATTCTAATAATGAATCTGACTTTAATGAATGAGTACCCACTGAATGAATACCTAAATTACAGAAATTTTTAAATCCAGCAACATGATTTAGACTATCAACAGAGTTTTTCCAAGTTAAAAATGGAACAGACCCTTTAATTGAATATGAAAATCTTTGATAATAATCATTGTCATGCAAATTCTGAATACTGGAATTTAATTTACCAGTTTCTTTTTTCCAACCGTTTTCAATTTCTACTGCACCATCTACATTCAAATCAAAATCAAATTTAAATATATTTTCTACTGTAGATTTGTTATTACTTTGTGATCCCAAGATTACGTCATTTTCTAAAAATTCACCATTTACATTAAATACTTTTAAAGTTTCAGACTCTGGATCCCAGCCATTTTCTGCAACAACTCCAGAAACATCTCTTCCCAAAACTGAAACACTTTCATTATCAAAAAATGAAACTTTGTTAAATTCTGCATTAAAAGTTGCTAAGTGATCTTTTTTGATAACTCTTCCAAAATTATTATCTTGTTGATATGTTCCTCCAGTTGATCCAATACCACTTATTGAATATGAAACTGTTTCTAAACCACCTGTGGTGTTTACACCAGTAACAGCGAAATAAGTATAATTATAATCACTTGAATTAAATCCATCTCCATCATTTAATGTTTTTACATTTTCTACAAATATTAAATCATCTTTTTTAAACGGAAAATCACTTCCTTGATTATAAAATCCACTGTCACCAGATCCTGTTTCTGGAATTGGTGCTCTTAATTCTAGCGTAACTATTTCATTAAGCGTTGTTGCCCCCTTTACGACAATTCCGTTTGAATTGTTAATTGGTACAATTCTGACATCTTGATTAATTCCAGTATCATTCTGTAAAATATCCACATCCTTAACAGCAGACCCAGCTAAAGTTGTTTGAGCAACTATATTGGAATTTCCAACCACTGTTACATTTGGTGGAGTTGTATATTCAATACCTCCAGTGGTCACTCCTATGGATTTTAATGTAAATACATTTTTTAATTCTAAAATTAAGTTACTTTCAGCTTTAGGTTGTAAAGTTTTGTCTGGAGTAAATTCTATTCCTTGAATAATTGCTTTTGTACCATCAATTTCTCCAATTTGATCCGTTTCAATACTCAAAACAGCATTTTTTCCTGTTGTTGTTCCGATTGATGTTAAAATTGGTAAGGTAGATACCTCAGAACCTTTATTTAAAATATTGATTGAATGTATTCCACCAAGTTCTGTTGTAGATTTAGTAGAATAGAATGCAGATGAAAATCCTGTTGTAGTATATGAAGTAGTTTCTGCGATTCCTGTTGGATTAAAAGTAAAAGTACTAGTACCAATACTAATTACTTTATACTCAGTATTAAACTTCGAATCTAAAACTTGAATTTGAGAATGATCTGGAACATCTACATTAGCAAAATGGGATATTGTTTTTATAAAATTATTACCTTTTCCTACTACTCTATAGTAGAATTTATTTGATAATGAACTACCAACGGAAACACTTATTTTAGTTGCAGCATCCCCATCACCGTTAACACCATTTCTGGAAATTAAATTAGTGTTATATTTTGATATGAAATTAGAATCATTGTAAAATTCGATTTCATAATCAGTCAAACTAGAATCTGAAGTTATAAGTTCTGCTGTACCATTTTTATATAAATTTAATTTTGGATTTATTTTTGAAATTTCATGATTCCCACCACCAGTTGTTCCTATTCCAATATAGTTGTATGGAAATGTTAGTATATCATAAGAATTTTCAGATAACCTTATCGTATGTAATGAGTCTTTAATAACATAATAAACTCCATCATTAACCAGAGGTGTAGCTGGAGTCGAAGAATTGTAAACAATTACATCTCCTGTTTCGAAATCATGATCATTAATTGTTATTGTTGATAATGTAGTTCCTACTCCAATATCAGTTGATCCAAATGAAACAGGATTAACAACTAACTTTCTTATAGTTTCATTATACTTAAGATTAAAAATTTGAGTTTTATTAGATTTTATATCTAACTTAAACTTATCACCAACAGATAATCCATGTTGTTGTCCTGTAGTTGTAGCAGTGGCAACAGTTACTGTTCCATTTATTTTTCTCAATTGACCAGTAATGTTATTTGTTATTAACTCTAATTTGACATTATCTGATCCAGTTGAAATTCCAGTTGTAATTTGTTTAAAGAATACGTTACTTGTGCTAAATCCTACCTTTTCTGTTGAAAGTCCAATAAATTCATCATTAATTTTTACACAAAATAATTTATCAAATGAACTTAAATCAAATTGATTTGATAAATCCAAATTTCTAGATGCAATAATTGTAGATCCAAGAGAGACAAGAGATAATTCATCACCACTCTTAAATTTATGATTTGGTAAAAATATTGCTTTTGGTGGAACAGATCTTTTAATTGGAGTAACACCAGCAAATCCCACTGTCATATTAGTAAAACTAGTTCCAATACCAACTGATTTTTCAGCTTCAAAATATTGAATTTTTGGAAATTCTATATTTTTATTTTCTAATTTTTTATTAATATTATATGTAAATTCTGTTTCTGATCTTGTTACCACTGCCCCTGAGAGATGATCTGTTGGAGTGGTTGAATTATGTCCTCTAATTACTCTATACTTATTATTAATGTCATCATGATCAATAATTAAAAGTTGCTCTGTTCCAATTATGACAGTATCATTAACTTTAAATTTTCTACTAATAGTGGGATCAGAAAAAGTTATAAACGTTGTAATTCCAGCGTTGACAGTTGCCATAGAGGTGGATATTGAAGAAGTAACAGTGGATACACCGATAATTCTAACTCCTTCAATATTTTTATATTTTGTTGATGATATTCCAGTAATTTCCACCATATCACCATCAAATAATCCGTGAGGGATGGTTGATAAACCAGTAATTTTTTCATCAGACACAGAAAACTTTAAGTTATTAACCACTGTGTTTGTGGTTGCTACTGAAACTATACCTTTACCTAAAACCTCATTAACTCTAGCTGATATAGTTGGATCTGTAAAGTTTATTTGGTCATTTACTTTATAATCTTCTCCAGACTCATCTATTGATATTCCTGTTATATCTGATGATTTTACTCCATCAACTTTTAATTTAACTTGAGACGCAAGAGGATCTGCTAACAATGGATAATTTCTAAAAGTTTCATTCAAACCTAAATGAGTTACATTTCTCTTATAATTTCCACTATTAATGGTTAAATCTGATTGACTAACAGAGGAACTGTAATTAAAACTATCAGTATGATTACGATGTTTAATTGTAGTATATGGAAAAGTTGGTTCAAAATTAAATTTATCTATGGTTGAAAAATACGCATATATTCCATTTGGATATTCTGGAGTTGTAGTAAATTTACCATTATACTCATCTAAATCTCCACTTTCATCATAAATGTAATCTTCAATAAAATATCCATTAGGATATATGGTTTGTGGAGGCCTATAATTAATATCATTTATTGGAGAAATGTTATAACTTGATTGAATAAAAGTTAATCCAGTTCCAACGTTATTGTTACTGATCGGGCCATAAATTGGATTTCCATCATAAGCCCATCCAATTATTTTTGAATGAGAAGTTATGTCATTAGTATCACTTAATAACTCTCTGTATTTTGTTGGAGGATAAAAAGAGCAAATTTTATTACCTTTGTATTTTAATTCAGAATTTACTTGTAGTAATTGATTATTATTTGTTAACGAAGTTTTATATCTTTCTACAGAGTTTATCCTCCAGTTATAAATTTGTGTTGAAAATACCGCATCTCTTCCACTTGGAGTAATTTTTATAAATGTTTTGGCTGGATCATATCCAGATCCTTGTTCAATAATTTCAACATTTGTAATTTTACCATCAGATACTATTGCTTTCAATTCAGCAACAGATCCTACACCAGTTCCTAATCCGACAACCTCCAAAGTTGGTGGTGATGTATATTCTGTTCCAGAATTGGAAATTACAACATTAACCACATTCCCATTAGCAATTATGGGATTTAATGAAGCATCTTTACCTGTTAGGAATGATATGTTTGGTTGTCGAGAATAGTTTATAATATTAGTTACACCATAACCAACTCCTCCATTTTCTATGAATACATTTTCAACTTTACCTTTAACTATTGCTTCTGCAGATCCCATATAGTAATCAGGTATAGTTGATGTTAACCCTATCGCAACATCATTACTGATATTAACTTTAATTTCTGGATATTTGAACGTATGTGTTCCAACTCCAACACTACTCAAACTTTCATATATCTTTCTATCATAATTTGTACTATTAATTGTAGATATAGTCCCAGCTGCACTTAATTTAAATTTATCATCATCAATAACTGTAATTTTATAAACATTAGATGTTGATAATCCAGAGATAACAGTACCAGTGCAACTATATTCTACATTATCACCATTTTTAAAATTATGATTCTTAGCATAAATGTAATTATTAAAAGTGTTTATACCAACAAATGTTTTAAATAAATTACTCCTATTAGGAGTAGGATATTGTTGAGATGATATGTTTACTTTTCTATTTGAATATAAAGATCCAGAATTAATAACCTCTATTCTATCAATTATTTTTCTTTTTTTCTTAGATCTAAAGATATGTGTTCCATTTCCATTTTGAATGAAAAATATTGTATTAATTCCTGCAATAGCATCTTCTTTTTTTATTGTTAGTGAAAAAGCTGAGTCTGTTCTCTTTAAAATAAAGTAGGATGCACCTGAAGATAATAAATCAGTATTAAAACCAACATTAACACCAGTATCAATCCCTATAGGATTTCCTGTTGCAGTATAAACAACTTCTTCACCTTCTAAAAATCTATGTTCTCCATCAAATGAATTTGTTGCTAAATCTACATTAAAATCAGTATATGCCTTACTATGAGTAAATCCTCTCATCTTTGCTTCACATCTTGCACCTGTTCCATTTCCCCCAGATATAGTAACTGAAGGTGTTGTAGTGTAGTCAAACCCTTTATTGGTTACTATAATATCTGTTATAGCACCAGAAAAATTTCCATAACCAATACACCCACTACCAGAGAGATCTACAATAGATAATGTAGGTGGATTAATAACATTATAATCTTCCCCAAAATTTAAAACTTCAATTTCATTTATTTGTCCATAATATAAAGAATCTTTTGAAATTGAAGAATGATATTCGATTCCATTTAAGGAAACACCAATTGGCCCTCTAATATTTGTCTTTTTCGTTGATATTTTTGGATTTTTATATATTCTCTTAAAATAATCTTGGTTTTGTAATTTTTCACCTTCATACAAATTTGCAGGAGTAATCGTATGAATTACATCTTTAAATATAGTATTAATACCTGTAGTATTATCGTTTACAGTTCCAACGTATCGAGGAATTTCTAATAATCCTCTGTATAAATTTAGTGGAGTTGTAGCAAATTTGATTGTATTTGAATCAACAACATTAATGAAGTAAAATCCAGTGCTGATACCAGTTATTCCAGATCCAGATGAATATGTTAAGTCTTCTCCTAAGTTAAGATAAACTTTCTCTCCATTTATAAAGTTATGATCATTTATATTAACTGTATATTGGTTTGTGCTAACTCCAGACGATGAATTAAATGTTTTTGATCGATTAGTATTTGTTGTTTCAAAAGATGGATAACCAGAAAAAGAAATATATGTATTTTTTTCATTATCAACGAACGAATTTTGAATATTACCCAATAAAGACGTAATTCCAAATCTACTATCAATGTAACTAAGTTTTTTTCTTATTTGATAATCTCCAAAAATGCCTGGTGCATTCGTAACTTCTATGCTAAATTTATTTGGTGTGTTTGTATCTTTAACTTCTACGTTTTCAGCTTGCAATGATCCGTTAGATTTTAAAATTATGTCTACTCTATCTCCTTTTTTTAAAAAATGATTTACTTCAGTTGTAAATGCTTCACTTCCATCATGATTAATAACATCAATATATGATAAGTTGTTATAGAACCAAGTATTAAATTTTGGATCATCAATATCAACTTTTTCACCTAAATGTTTAACTCCTATCGTGTCACCAATATCAAAATACTTAGTAACATTAGCATTATCTGAAACTCCAGAAATTGATCCCGTTGTTCTCATTGTACAGATCTTTGTTAGATCATTATTTTCATATCCATAAATGAAATTAGTATCAATAATAGGATCAGACTCTATTAAAGTAGTAGAAATGCCAGTGCACCCAAAAAACTGATTATTTGATTTAGACGTGTAAGTTGCTAATGTATATCTGTTATCTGCGTTTAAGTAATAAAAATTACCAGAGTCACCAAATCCAACTGTAGAGTCTACAGTCGTAACTTCTGTAGTTGATGCAGTTCCAACTACTTTTGTTTTTGTGGAAACTTTAAATTTGTTAATTATTGTTCCCTTTGAAAAAGAAATTTTAAAATATTTTTTACTTTTTAAATATATTGCTTCTACATTCGCTACAGCTCCACTTGCAGTTGGATTTGTAAACGAGTCTTGATATATTTTAAGACCAACTAAATTTAAAGGATTGCCACTTATATTTTCTACAATAATATCATCAGTTACGTCCCATTCTGCATCTGATGGTAAAAAAGTCTGATTAAAAGGTTTGATAATATCAACTTGCTCTCCATACAAAACTTGAAATAAAATTTTCAGAGAGGTATCTGTTCCTTTTGAACTATAAAAGTCTCTTGCTCTTGATAAAATATTTTCTACATTTAGTCCATATGCAAAATCTTTTCCCTCTAAACCAGGTAAAAAGTGTTTTCTAAACTTTTTGTAGAATTCAGTTACAAAAAGAAAACTTAGATTAACTACTAACGAATTTGCATTGTGTGCTGCAGCATTAGTGTCACTAAAGGTTAAAAACTCAGGAGCTCCAGCTGTTTCAATTGCAGATATTCCACTAAATCCACGAATACACCCAGTAAATGAAGTTGCAGTTTTTCCAGTATATGTGATAATTTCATTATCAATTTTTAAAAGACCATATGTATCTGGAAATCCTGTGGTTTGGTTGACATTAATTACATCATCAAATGCATACGTTAAAGATGCTAAAACAACAGGAGATTCTGGAGTTGTGCTGTTTGGTGCAGGAATAGTTTGTTTTTCAACTAAAGAAATATCAGCAACAGTTGAAATTTTCTTCAATGATGAAATATTATCAGCTAAGTAAGTGGTTCCATACTCACGTTCTTCAGATGCATAGTATTGAGTCAAAAACTCCTTGAATAGTGGGTTGTCTACTTGTATAAAATCTGGTATTTGACTACCAAGAATATTCGATATTTTAACTTTTTTATCTGACATCTGTTATCTTGTATATTTTTTGTTGCTAATAAAACTAGATGGTGGTGTATAGTTTGTTCCAGAAATATTGGAACCAGAAACAAGAACATCTTCTAATAAATTAAGTTGACTGTTTCCCTTAGTATCTAGCACGATATAGAGATTCTCTTTTGCTACAATATCATTAGATTCTGGAGTAATTTCAATTTCAACTTTTTCAGATATAGTTGTAGATGTTATATTGATTGGGAATAAATTTATTTCACCTCTTATATAATCTACAATTCCTGCATTATTGTTGATATAAGTGATAATTTCACCATCAAGTGTAAAAAATTTGATTATTCCTGTAGTTTGATCACTATTTGGAAAATCTGTTAAGTATACGTCTCCATCAACCCCTTCAATCTTAAAAGCAGAGGAACGAATATTAAATCCCTCTAAATCAGCATGAAACCTATTACCATAACATATCTCATAAGTTGCAATTTGGTTATATGATGGTTTTAAATCTCTTCTCATTATTAATGTAGTGATATTTGAAGTTATTCCAGTATCAACTCGGTCAATTTGAGCAAGTAACTTACTATATTTCAATCTTCCACCAAAAGAGTTAATGTCTGATGATTTTGCATAAGTCTCAATTGAGGATAATATTCGAGATTGTAAATTTAACTTATCAGAAACAAATCCTGAATCATATGCAACAGTTGAATTAAATTCAACATACAAATACTTTAAATCAAGAAATTCTTGTTTGATACCAGCCACCGTATATTTCTTTAAATCATTTTTAATTGAATCTTTGACTACAGCAGATAAAACTTCACCATTTTTTGGTTTAACAGTAATGAAAACTTTTCCAAATTCTGGTGGATCAAGTTCTTCTCCACCATATGCACTTACAGAGTCAACATTTGGATATAAAAAAGGTATCAAACTCTTATAATCATTCGGTGTTACTGCTCTGTACTGTGACGCATAGACCCTTGGAGCAAGGTATTTAATGTTATCCACAGATTCTATCGAATCACCATTTTCTGACCTCTGTGTGGTCGTTAGAATGGATATACCACTTGTTATATCCCTGTCTACACCACCAACAATATATGTTAATCTTCCAGCAAAGTTAAAGTTAGCAGCATTATTACCATCAGTTCCATTGGTGATGATGTAACTAACTCTTATTGTAGCTCCGTTTGCTGGTTTTCGACCCAAAACGTCATCACCAAACATAATTTGATATCGTTCATCATCAACTTCTTGGAAAAGAAATAGCCTAGACTCGGCATTTACATCAAAAATGTTAGTGTATGCATTATAAACCTCAGTTGATCCTTTTTCTTCAACTTCAACACGAATTGAAGAGGTATCAATGTTTGCATTTGGTAAAATATATCTTTGATTTGTTTGTGAACTGTCTACAACAAAGGTTTTTGTCAAATAATTACCTTCATAAATTGAAATATTGCTAAAATTTGCGATTCCTTGACTATTTGGTGTTACTGTAATGTCATCTGGAATTGAAAATACATAATTTCCACCTTGAATTGATCCTAATGCAACTAAACCTCTGTTCAATTTAACAATATTTGCTCCAGTTGGTACATTTACTGAAAAATTCACTACTGCAGTCGCAGATTTCTTCGATCTGGGCACATAACCAATGTTTCTTGCCAGTGATACGACATTTTCACGTAGAGTAGCACTATCAATGAATGCTTCATTGACAGCCATGTTCGTATTATAGGCAGTTATATAAGAGTTATATGCTAAAGTATCAATTAAAATCGAAAAGTTAGACCCCTCAAAATCAAAATCGGAAAAATTTGAGTTTGATCTCAAATAATCTTTGATTTGAGCCCTTAAAGTATTAAAATCAAGGTTAGTAAACTGTGTAAATGACATTATATCCTAGTCGGTTGAAGTAAAAATTCGATATTTTGTGTTGGAAAAGGTAATCCTGTAATTTCATACTCAATTCTTATCTGTAATTCATGTGAATCAATCAAAGAATCAATTAATACGTTTGTTAAGTTGATTCTTGGTTCAAAGTTTTTGAGTAAAACAGTGATTTCTCTTTCTAAAAATGATGAAATGTCATTTAAATTCGTTTCAAACAACGAATCTTCGATTGATGTGCCCAATAAGTCGTTAAAAAATCT